TCTGGGTATACAGGGCCTTTAGTGGGCCCAAAGCAAGGCATTCCTGGTAAACAAGCCATTTATAATAGTTTTATGGGATGTACATGATATAGTAGCACGCAAGCACAGGAGGAATGTTATTGTGAGATTGATTACTTCCTGTAGAAGCGTTTGTAACAGCTGTTGTTACGGTGATTCCTGTTGTGGCTGTATTTGTAGTGGTGGATGAACTCTTTGTTCCGTTCATATCCATCAAGTCACCAGTGGCACCAGGTTCATTTTGGTCAGCCTGTCCAGAGTTATAAGCAATTGTATGCAAGTGTCCAGGATCAGTTACAGTGGTTGTTACAGATGCAGCGTGTGTGTGAGCAGGAAGTTGAGCAGGAGATAGCGTAACAGTGTTAGCACCCTGTGTAGTGTTGAGAGCATAGTTGGGGTTACCAGAAATAGTGGGGTCCACTGCAGGATTGAGAGGACCTCCAGGTACAGCTTGAATAGCTCCTACAGGTATGCGTCCACGCTTGTCAGGTGTACCATTGTTACCGTTACACAAATAGATTTTGTCAAATCCATTAGCTGGTATACCTGCACCAGTGAGATCAAAGTTGGCTAGAGATCCGTAGTATTCCACCACTGTGTAAGGAATCATTCTATCCTTATATGCAACAGGGGGAGGAGCTGGTGTACAAGCTGCTACCAGCGCACAGAGTTCTGATTTCTTTACATAGTTGGTAGCTACATCAAGCTCTAGAGCATCTAGATCTGCAGCCACTGTGCAAAGCTTTGTAATAACAGCCTGAAGAATAGCGTGAGTACCAGAGGTGCTAGTTACACCTGTAAGACATCCTATTGTGTAAGGAGCTTCAATTACAGCTATATCAGCTACAATAGCATCTATTTGTTCTTGTAAGTCACATATAGCCTTGATGATAGCGGTGAAAAGGTTTGTAGCGTTAAGATCTTCACAGTCAGGAAGATACTTGTTTACCACCTCACAGATGATATCTGGATCAATGGTGGGCTTAATTCCTGTACCATCTAAAGCAGCAGTGAGAAAGGTGATGAGAGCTTGCTCTACATAAGATAGAGAGTCTCCATGTTGAATACCTAAGAGGGGAACATCCACTCCTGTATATCGTACACACTGGTCTGAAACTATTTCAGCACAGCCGTTAAAACAATTAGAACAGTTCTTCGTAGACATCTATTTTGATTTTAATTTGTTCAAAAACGAATCAACATATATTGTGGTGGTAGTACTAGTGGTGCTGGTGGTAGGCACAGGATTGGGAGGGACACAGTTGTTGGGATAGTAATAAGTTACCATCTCTTCAATGCAACAGTCACAAACAGCTCCCCAAATCATTTGCTTATCAACAGTTTAACTCTACTAGCAATCATCTCCACCGTAAAACATTTAGCATAATGTGGATTACAAAACTTGTACGTAAGGATACGTTTGTAGTTTAATAAATCCAGAATAGCTCCCGCTGGGACAGGTTGGTTTAAAGAGAACACGACATTATTGTATAGGTTGCTTGCAAGCTTATTCAGCTTACAATCAATATCATCCAGCAGTGCTGGGATGGTACTACAAGCTACACAATCTGTTAATCTTGGAGATAACATTTTTAAAGCTTTCTTTTACTTGACTAAGTTCTGCATTACAGGCTGCACAGAGTCCATTTATCAATTGACATCCACAGCCAAATTTAGCTCCGCATTTTCTGCAGTTTGCCATATTATTGGAAGTTTAATACGTAGTTGGTTCCAGAGCATCCACAATTGTTCTTAATGAAATTGTTCAACATCATGTTTGCCTGATTGTATAATTTATTTGCTTCAGCCACAGCACAGTTGTTTGCAGCAGCAATAGCGCCTTGGATGAAGAAATATATAGTGTTTAAATTAACCTTCTGTTGAGTTTTAATAGCTCTATCACACTCCATCATATCTAGCTTCATAAAGGCCTCATCAAACTTCTCTTGTAACACCTCTACACGAATAATTGTTTTCTCAACAAAGTTTTCGTAAGCAGGAGCTACAGTGTATTTTAATTTATATACACCATCAGGGAGAGGAAGAAGAGGCTGACCAAATGTTGTTAAGCCAAGAGATAGAGAGTTGAATATGTTAAAGTCATTAACGTTGAACGGAAGACTAACCACATCAAAACCAGGAACTGTAATCTCAATAGTGGGAGAGGAAACAACAGGGGGATTAGTGGGATAGATGGATGCATCTGCAATACCCAGTGTAAGGGTGTTGTATGTAGGCACCACCAGTATATCTAATTGTAAGGCCATGTTGTTTAAATAAATAAGCCAGAGGATCTGAGTTTTAATCCTCTCACCTCTGGCTTAGGTTAATATGATATTGTTTTCTCTACTATTACGGAATCAGGGTAGATGTTGTAGTAGTAGTTGGCCAAATCGTAGTGGTAGTAGATGTAGTTGTAATACAATCGTTATCAGCCACTACAGTGCCTAGAGCTGCTTCTAAGATAGCTTGAAGATCAGTTTCTTCAGTAGATCCTTTTGCAACAGCAATGATTACACGACTATCTTCCATGATGTAATCACCCCATTGATACTCAGATTTGTTGTACTCATTGAAACGGATGTTGAAGGTATTGTAAGTAGTACCATCACTCACCCAGCTCTCAAAGTTCTCATTGTAACCAGCCATTCTGTAAAGATGCTTCAAGTAACCAGCTTGGTAGCTGTAGAAGTTCTTCTCTAATTGAGCAATCTCTCCAGATGTACCGCTTGGGTAAGAAGCACGCTGAATGATAATAGCATCAGCTACAATGTTACAAGCATCAGCAACGATGAAGTCAGCTGTGGTTGCAGGACCATTGTACACGAATGTACGGAACCACATACGGTCATACTCCCAAGGGAATGCTGCAACATCACAAGGCTGGCCATACTTAGTTAGAGGCTTACCAGTAATGCGCAAGATAGCATTCTGATCATTTCCAATACGCTGGAACTGATAGAATGTGTTGAAAGAAATGTTGTCTGGGTTGTTACCAGGAGCCTGAAGCTCAAGTTGATAGATGAACTGATCGATAAGAGCAGGTACATCTACAATTGTGCAAGGATCTCCACCACAATCGCAACAAGGAGCTTGTACAGTTACACTACGAGTGAAACCGTTAAAGTACAAAGTGTCAATGTAGCTAGAATGTGCACGAAGTGTAAGGGTAACAATGTCACCACACTGTACGTTCCATCCAGATACATCAGTAACTTGTGTAGCAGCTGTAGGACATCCTACAGTTTTGTACCATTCAGTTACATTACTGTTGCAATTTGCTGTAGGGCATCCTTTGATCTTGTCAGAGCGCTTGGATCCTTGCAAATAGGTATTTGTGCGGCCTTGAGCAACGTAAAAGTAGGGAGATGTTGCAACTGACGAAGGTGCTGCAGGGTCTACAGCAACATAGTCTGCTTTAAAGATTCCCACTTTACCAGGGGTTAAGTTCTGCGTAGATCCACTATCGGCAATACCGCTACCAACAGGAACTACGAAGAGCGTAGTTAATGAAAAATCAGCCATTTTACTTTATTTTAAATGTTAAGAAAAATCTATTCGTTTGTCTGAATTCTGTACACTGAGTTCTGTACAGCAGATTGATTCTCAGTGTACATAGCTAAGTTTTGTACTGTTAAGTCCAGAAGCTCATCCTCTAGATATAGTTCAAGTTCACAGTCTTCATCAAATGATGGTTGCCCGTCTAGCATCACATATCCTGTCTTATTGATATATTTAGGATAGCGCATGTAGGACATGTAAATCTTACTCGGAGTGAAGGTACCATCTGTGAAGATGGATATTTCATCTGTAGAGAGGAAGTTGAAAGTCTCTTGATATTCAAAAGAAGGCCTATAGTGATCGTTGTTCAGGATGAACTGAAGGTCACCATGTTTAGCCAAATCTCTGTTAATCCAGATCTTTCTGTCCTTACACACCCCTTTGTCAGCTAGTATATAACTATCAATATAGAACATGTACTTAGGAACAAGTAGGTGCAGATTAGCAAACCATTGATTTAGTTCAGCGTTCTTGAGAGTGAGAGTGAGAGGTTGATTATTATAAGTGACCACTAAGCTTTGCAGGTCTTCATAACGCTTCTTAAAAGCATCTAGACCCATTCCACTCATTACACTAAAACCATCAACCTTTTGCTTTATCAGCTTGATTTGAGCCTCATTTAAGGCTAAAATCTTATCTTCAAGGTTGATCTGCTGATGAACATTGGTCGATAGTTTATTTAGTCTTTGGTCAATCTTGTATAATAAACTATCTACAGGTATCATAGAGCAGCTAGTTTCTTAGTTTTTAGCTTGCCTTCGAGAGTCAGAAGCATATCCTGATTGTCATCATCAGCAAGCGTCTTAATTAGTTCATCTTCATCCTTGGCCACTTCAAACTCACCTTCGTAGATTTTACCACTAGGTTTCAATCTGTAAACAGAGTGAGTGAGAGCTTGTTTAACCAAGTCTTTAATATGGAGCAAGTTTTCTCTCATGTCTGCATATCTGCTAAACACTTCTACAGGAGAGAGTCCCTGGTATTTACCATTCTTGAACTCTGTCTGTTTCAACAGGTTATCCACCTGGTTGTACACAGCTTCTTCTGTAGTGTTATCTGTAACAGGCAGTCCCAACAAACGTGCTACCTTCTTCTTCTTCTCAGGGGTCATAGTGTCAAACTTGACAATAGCCTTATTGATAAGTTGCTTTTTCTTGAACAGTACAGCATTTTCCACTTCATCATCAGCTACATAAAACTGAGTGTCAGCAGGAAACTCACCACGTTCCCAAGCTTGATAGGAGCTTGCAATAGTGGGGTGTACACGAAGCCAAGAGAAGGCTATTTCTTGAAGAGGAATACCAAGGTCAAAGAAATTATCCCCATCCACAAGTTTAACAGGTTGCACATGTAATGTGTCCTGTGAGGATGTGGAAAGTCCATAGTTCCAGAATTGAGAACGAGGACCTAGGTCAATGCTTCCTAAAGCACTTTCTAGTTTTTCTTTCAGTGCTGTTACACGTTCAACTTCCATTTCTCTTTCAAGAGGATCTTGAATGCGACGGATGTAAGCAGCATTAGGATCAAGTCCTGTTCTATACTGCCCATCTAGCTCCTTATAAGGATACTTAAACACCCCTGTTCCAGGGATGCGGGTGAATCCTCTCAAAGCAAGTCCACCTTGCATTGTTTGCAATTGTCCGTTATTGTAATCTTTCTTAATTGTTGAGATTTTTCCAATCTTGCCCATATGTAGTTTATTTATTTGGTTTGTTTGCAGAGATGTGAGGATTGAACCTCATGGCAAACAGGAAATAACCCTGTCTCCCATCTCTGTAGTTTGAGAAGAGCTCCCCCACTCTGAAGTGGGGGGCAATCTCTCCTCGGTAGTTTATAAGAACAGCGTAGAGCTGTAGTCTTATTAGAACTGTGGAATTTCTTCAATAAGAACTGTACGAGACAAGTCCTCAATGAATACATCACAACGGTCTTTCATCCAGATTTCGTATCCTGGGAATTTGTTCGCAGAGCTCATACCCTGAGATTTGGCGAATCCCAAATGGTGGCGAGTTCCATCGATATATCCCCAAGTCATAGAAGGAGCACCCTTCATACGTACCTCACGGATGTTGTTAACCAAAGAACCGTCAGACATTGGAGACACATCAAATACCATAAATACTGGTGTGCTCT